CGACACCTTTGATTGCGTTTACCGCACCCATAGCCGAGCCAAGTAGTGACACGGCCGCAGGTATCTTAGCGAACCAAGGGAGTGACGGGTCGGCCATGACCTGCGTGTAGGTGCGCCACGCGTTTATAAGGGCCTCGGCCGCGCCGAACGCTTTACCGATTTGCATCATGCGCTCATTTCCGGTAGCGAAAGCTCCGGCCATTTCGCCCATGAACTGCCCCATTTGAGCGACGCCCGAGCCGTGGCGGTATACGTCAATCGCCGTCATGGCGTCCGAGTGCCGCTTGTTCTCGCGCTCCATCATTTTGTCATATTCTTCTTGGGTTAGGAGCTCTTGCTCCTTGGCCCTCGCAAGCATTTCGCCGCGTTGGTCGTGCATTTGCTGCTCTAGCTCTAGCTCGGTAGCTAGTTGCTCCTGCAGGCGCTCCATGTCTTTCTTGAATTTCTCCTCTTCACGCACGGCCGAGCTCTTTCCGCCCGTCGCTTTGTCCTCGTCCTCGTCAAGCACGCTAGCTGTGGGTGGCAGGAGTTGCGCGCCTGTCATGCCACTCATGAGCTGCGACATACCGCCGCCCATTGTCATCCCTGCCGAACCCGCTGCAGCGTCGGCCGTTGCTTGCGCTACCCGCTCCATGAGGCCCGCAAGTTCTGCGGCCTCGATCTGTGCCGACCGCAGCTCGATAATCATATCCCGCAGCTCGGGCGGCAGGTCGTTGGCCTCTACCCCTGCGTCGGCTAGAGCCGCGCTTAGTTGATCTGCGGCGGCGTTTGTTTCGTCGAGGGTCGTAGCGTTGCCGAGCTCCCCGAGGGCGCGCGATACGTTTATCGCTTGATCCTCGGATATTCCGAGGGTTTCGCTTAGTTCGATAATGGCCGAGTTTATGCCGCCCATAGTGCGGTCACGGGCGCGCTCGCTTGCTGTGGCAAACTTGTCTAGGGCGTCGCTGCCTCTACCAAACTCGGTCACAAAGTCGTCGGCAATCTCTACCGAGGCGCGCAAGCGGTCATTTGCTTGTGCAAGCTGCATGTTTGCGAGCTCTACGGCAAACTCGCGCACCGACGCGGCGGCCAGCCCGTACTTTGACGAGAGGTCCTCGGCGCTCATTTCCAAGATAGCGAGCGAGCCCTCTAGGCCCTCTGCCGCCGCTTGGATATCCTCTAAGGCGGTTTCAAGTTGGCCCGCTGCCTCCTCGCCGCCCGAAAACGCCGCGATGATCGAAGGCAGGGCGACGGTCGCCACGATACCAAGTATTGTACCCACTGTGCCGAACGCAAGGCCGATATCCGCCGCTTGGATCGTTAGTGCGCGCATGACGGGCGTACCCGCTGCGGCTTGCTGTGCGACCTGCGAAAACTGCATAGGCAAGTAACGCATGGCAGGGGAGCGTGCTAATGTAGTAAAGGCTTTTCCGGTTGCGGTCGTCTGCGACTGCAGGCCTACGCCTCGGCGGCCTTTCTTACCCATCGCGCCTACAAGATCATTGGCGGCCTCCTCTGACCCCCGAGCCGCCGCAATAAAACCCGAGCTGTCGCCCGTAATTCGAACGCTTAGAGAGGCTAATTGTGTCACGCGGCGGTCTCCTGCGTCGTTTGCTTCTTGGTCTTGTGCAGCTTGCGGGCCTTGGCTTGCGCCTCCTGCAGGGCGTTAAGCGGCACCGTTTTGCCGCCTACTCTTGCGCTCTGCATATCACGCGCCGTGTCCATTCGGCTATTAAATTCGAGCCAGAACTCCCAAGGCGACAAACCCCAAAACTCCGACGGCTGTATGCCCCAATCGCGCGAGATTGCGTAGAGTTTCTCTACGCGTCCTCGCCACGTTTGGAGCCCTGCACGTTTTTTGCCGTGGCCTGATCGTCTACGTCGTCGTTGGGCTCAACCTCGGGCTTGTGCGGTTTGGGCTCGACAATGAGCGCGATATAGTCTGCGGCCCATAGGCGCGCGTGTACGAACCCGTGATCGAATACGAGCTCCTCGACCTCTGCGAGCTTCATTTCGGAGCCTGCAGCCTTCATGCCCGCGTGCAAAATCTGCGGCACGTTGCGCACCGTGAACTTAAATTTTGGTGTATAGGGCATGCGCGATTGCATCATGATAGCCTCTAGGGCCGCCTCTCGCGCCATTTCCAAGGGGTCGCCGACTTTATCGGCGATCTCAAGGCTTGCTTTGAAAGTAGCGGCGAGCTCGTATGTCTCGCCGCCGTGTTCGATTGTCATAGTCCGCATAGTGCTCTCTCCTGCTACGGGTTACGGTTTAGGCTGCGGCCGAGGCCACATATGCGATTGCGCCCGCGCTCATGAGCGTTGCGGTAAATTCTACCGCGCCGTCATGTTCGCCCGTGATCTCAACCGTCGAGATAAAGGCCGGAAAGGTCACGGTGCCTGGGACTGCTAGAGTGCTCGGCAGGTTTACCACCGCGTTACTCAAGGTCCGGCCGCTGATCCCGCTAAGGATTTCGGCGATAAACACCTCGTCGGACGTAATGCCCGCGACGCTAATTTCGGCGGAACGCATGCCTGGGTCGGGCAATAGTGTCCGTTCGCCTGTGTCGTCGTCCGTCGTTACATCTACGCTGTCGGCAGAGATTGAAAGGCCACGCGTGCGGATGCCCACGAGGGTAGTGCTATCGTAGTCTACTGTGAGCTCGCGCCCGTTAAAACCAGCCATGTCTAGGCCTCCTGTATAGTTATGCGGAACCGTATTACGCCGTGGCGTGTCTGTCCGTCACTTTCGTTTAGCACGTCCGAGAAAGAAAACAAACTATCGACGATCCTATACCCGCTTGCAGTGAGCGAGGCACGGTGTAGCAGGCCGTAGATTGCGTCTAGGGCCGTGTCTACTTCTTTGCGTCCCTTGTAGCGGCTCCACACGTTGACGGTCGCGTCCACGTAGGCTCCGAGGGTCGTATCATTATCGAACGGCTCGGCCGAGGCCTCGCCGATTGTTGCGTATGGAAAGTTGCTATCGGGTGCGCCCTCGGGCTCAAAAGGTACATGATCGTAGACGGTTACGCCTGCGATATTCCCGTTTAGGGCGCTGTATACTGTACGGCGGGCCGCCGACCGAAAGTTCCTAGCCATTATTTAGCCCGCCTTTTGAATATGCGTTCGAGTATCTTGTCGGTGCCGCGGCGCATAACGACCTTGTAGGCCCGCGAGAGCCACGGTCGGCCGCCGCGCGACGGGGCCTTGAGCTCTAGGTGCCGCCCGTAGTCTAGGTTAGTGCCGACGATCCCTACAGGGCGCGCCTTGTTCGTCGGTACGACAAACTTGATACTGCGCGCTAGGTCGCCGCTGTCGCTCATAGGGTACTCGCCCATCGCCGAGGCTTGGTGCCGCGCGGCGCTTACCGAGCTCTTATATACGCGACCGCTTGCAGGGCCGCGTTGGATGCCGCGGACACTCTCGCCGTGCACAGCTAAGGTTATCTCGGTCACAAATTCGAGCATAGCGTCGGGGCCCGCGCCTTTGAGGCGGGTAAATTGCTGCGTAAACTCTGTACCACCTGTAACCGTCGTTTTCATTAACTCGCCTTATTTTCGACTGCCAGTATCTCTAAATAACGCCGCTCGTCCTCTACGTCTATTACGCTTTCGATACCATATTCGCGCCCGTTGTGGATCACACGATCCCGCGCCGAGTAATAAGGGCCGCCGCTGCCGTCGTCGCGGTAGCGGATCACAAAGCGGTATCGGTTCCCAGGCGTGATACGTTCCGCCTGCCACCGCTCCGAGCCACCCATAGCCTTGACCATAGCGTACACGCCGCCGACCGGATCGGCCGCCCACGCGTCAGTGAACCCGCCCTCGCCGTCGGACGCAGGCGTATTGCGCTCCAAGGTAATCTTGGACCGCATTTTGCCCGCTGTTATGTCGCAGCACTTCACTGCCGATCCCCTTGGATTTGTTGTAGGAGCCGCAGAATTTGGGCGAGGTCGTCACCCTGTGCTTTCTGTTCGGTCTCGATCCGCTGAATATCGAGCGCAACGGTGCCCTGCCGCTCAATAAGCAAGCGTTGGATTGCCTCGATCCCGTCCTCGTTCTCGTCCACGCTCTCGCCGAGGTCTACGAGCTCCTCGGCATGTGCCTGTAGCTTGAAGGTATCGACCGCGCCGGACGCAATAACGCCCGCTGCCACGAGGACGACGGGTAGCCAAGCGAGGTATTTAG